ACGCAGAATTTTCAGTCCACTTTGTATCCTACTGTTGGTTGTATTGCTGGTAAAAGCATTGCTTTTCAGGGTGGGCAAATGTGGTGGTATTCGCAAGGCGGATTGGTCGCGGCGGATGTCGCTGCTGCGTCTTATTTGTCATCCCAAGTTCTTTACAAAGATGTCGAGATGGCGAGAACGAAAAAATATTTCGCTGGTGACATTACAAAAATATGTGCGGTAGCATTTGAAAACTATCTTCTTTATAGCGTTCCATATTTTGAGAAACTCAACTCGCAAACAATGGTTCTGGATTACGCTCCAGCTTCTGAATGGTCACAAAACAAGATCCCTGCTTGGTATGGCGTTTGGACTGGCATTAGACCCGTGGAATGGACTACTGGCACTGTTGATGGACAGCAGCGATGTTTTGGTTTTAGCATAGATTATGCAGCAACCTCGGACGGCTCTTACAATCATCTATGGGAAGCATTCAGCCCAAATAAATACGACACATTTTTTGATGTTTTAAGCGATGGAAGCACTCAAAAAAGTTACGCGCGGATTTATTGTCAGTTTGAAACTGCCCGTCTTGGTGATCTAATGGATTTGAAACAATTCATTTTCGCTGAAATTGAAGCGATGGAAGTTGGCGGGATAACAGATGTGTCAGTTTCTTTTAGAGGGTCTAAAGGAAAATATAAAAATGTTTTAAAGAAAAGGCTTCTTGCCGTTACAGATGAATTTCAGTATCAAAACACTCCAGAACAAGAAAAAATTGGAAATGCCGCCATTTTAAACAGCCAATATCGAAGAATTGTTACTGAAACAGCCCAAAGAACCGCCGACTATGAGACTTGCGAAAGCGATTTTACAATAGATATCGACAAGGCTTTTTCGATTTTAATTGAATGGTGCGGTCAACTCGGCGTTGAAGTGGTTCGTGTCTTTATGGATCCGTATCCAGAGAGAAGCCTTGGATTCCCCAAACGCGACGAAACAAAATATTGTGTTGTTGGGCAAAATGGAGAGAATTTTACTGTTAATTCTTTGCCAGATAGATATGCTGTGCGAGCCGACCAAAATACATGGTATGCCCAAGTTTCGAGAACAGTCAGCTTGCCATGCATCGGAGGTGGACAAACAATTGCCGCAACAGCAACAGCATCGTATTTGTCATATATAAGTTATGAGCATGCTGAAGACCAAGCATCTGTTTTAGCGCAACAAGAAGCGATTGCCGCAGCACAAAAATTTAGAGCGGAAAACCCTTGTCCTCCGTAAATCAATGCCAAACATCAACACATCATCTGAAGAAATAACCGATTTTCCTTACAGATTTATTTCGCCTTTTTCAGACGATGCTCTCATTCCTTTGTATAGCTCGATTCCATTTGACGCAAATCAATCTACTGAATGTTTGCCTTGTGTAATATGTGGCAATGTGCTACAACGCAAAGCGGCAATCAATCAGCAAGCCGCTCAATATGGCAATTACATTCCCAACCAGATATTGCGAAAAAATACAACAACAGGATTTATATGATAAATAAAAACATAACATACAGGACTATACCAAAGGATTCTGGAGAGTTTCTTGAATTAGTGGATTTCGCAGAGGAATTCGATCACAAGATCCAAGATCATCCACAAATAAATGTGATAGGACACTTTAAAGATGGAAAACTTTTTGGATATAGTGATCATGTTTTTGTGCCGACGATTTACCCTGCATTCCATCCTGCCCACACAACTCCTCGCGATGTTGTGCAGTGTATGCACGATCTAAAAGTGTATTCACAGGTCAGCGGTCTTGCGGGCTATATTGGTGTTCCGCTGCAAAAAGACAGGCACACATTCACTAATGAGGTTATGACGAAACTTGGATTGATCAGAATGGAACGAGAAATCTACGCACTATAATACTATGGGAGGATCCGCGCCAACGCCAGTTTACAGCAGGGTTCAGGACATAATGCCTGCGCCTGACAACCGAATGATTTACGAGCAAATCAAGGCATCTCGACAATTGGGCGAAGGCTCCCTTGGCTTACATCGTTTGAATCTTCAACTTGCAGGGCAAATGCCTCCTGCCGCATTGCAGTATGACGCTTCTGCTCTGGACAAACAAGCCACAGAGCTTGGATTGGGGCAAATCCAACGAAGCAAACAAGCCGAAATGCTCACTGATCCAGCCGCAGCAAGAATGCGCGCAGGAATGAGTGAAGCTGTTGAATCTGCCACCTCTGGAGACGAGTTGAAGTCTTTCATGGAAAGATGGGCAAAAGAACGCGGAATTATAGATGTCGCAAGATCTGGAATCGACCCAAGCAGCACAATCGCAAGATCAGCTTTTTTTGATACGGCAACAGAAGCTGGCAGAAAACGCAGACTGGAAGATTTGACTACGCGACAGGCGTATTTGCAACAGAAAACCGCTCCGATTGGTGGCATTGATGTCGGAAAATCTCTTTCTGCACAGGAAGAAAACAAAGCTGCGAACATAAATAAAATGAATATGTTCCAGCAACAACAGCTTCAAAATATCTTCGGGATGAATCAATCATATTCTGATTTTGTCAATAGGACGATGGGCGAAGCGTCTTCTGCTTTTGAAGCAGCCAACGCAAATGTGCGAGAATATCAGAAAGCTCTAATTAACGACATTCTTGAAAGAAATGCCGCGCAAAATGCAGCCACGGGCGCAGCGGCACAGGGAAGGCAGGCGCAAACAGGAGCCATTGCTGGCGCTGGTATCGCAGCGGCAGGAACGCTCGGCGCAGCCGCAATTATGATCTGATGGAAACGCTTATAAATAAAACAGTCGAAATGATTCGCCTTTGGAATGCCAATTGGTCGAATTCAGTTATTTTTTGGTCAGGCGGCAAAGATTCAACTGTCCTTCTGCATTTGTTGAAATTTCGCGTTGGGCTTGATTTGCCAGTGTGTCAATTTAGAGAACCGAAATTTCGTGAGCGGTATGCCTATTCCGACAAATTAATAAAAGATTGGAACCTTACAGTCTATGACTATCCACCAATCAAAACATCTTTAACAGATGGACCAGATATCGAAACTGGAGAAGTAAGATTCGACCTTTTAAAATATTTTCAGTGGGGATCTGCCTGCATGGTTATGTCTTTGGGCACAGAACGCCCGAAAGAAAATGAAAAGTTCATGTGTGGGCTTTCTGAACATCTTGCAAGACCAACAGGAACATTTAATTTCCCTTGGAATGCTGTGTATATCGGCACTAAAAACACTGACGCTGATTTGATTAAAGGAAATGTGGCTGTTAAATCGCACATTCGATTTGCAGATGGGTCGCCAGTTTCTCTTTACCCTTTAAAAGATTGGTCTGACGATGATGTTTATAATTATTTAGAGCTATCTGGTGTCGAGCCAGACAGTTCAAGATACATCAAGGTTCAAAACAAATGGATTAACAATCCAGACAAAAGCCTTAACGCTGATTTCATTCCTGTGTGCTTGAATTGTGTTGATAGGCATCAAGGACAACAAGTCTATTGCCCGAAATTCAAAGCACAAATATCCAATGTTTCTGAAAAAGCTCCATATGAAGATATCGTTATTGATGATCTTGGTTTTAAACCTGTTGACTGGTCGCGATCTGAAAAATGTTTGACTGCCAATCCTGCGGAGCATGTTGCAGCCACAAATGGTCATGGGCAGTTCTCAAACGAGATGGATCAGATTCCAAAGGAATCCCAACCGAATGGATTCGCAACGACTACCCGTTGATGAAAACAGAAAACAACAGATGTATTGCTTTAGAAGGAAAAATTGGAATGTCTGTTAAATGTTCTATATATAATTGCAGACCTGTTTCATGCAGGAAATTTGTAGTTGGTTCTGAACTGTGTTTAGAGGCAAGAAAAGCAAAAGGAATTAAATAACATGGGTGGCGCTGGATTTAAAAATTCATTTCTTTGGAAAATAAGCCCAGACAGGCTTTTGGGGAAAGCTGGATTGCAAACTCCAATGTATCGCATGGTTGAACATGGTGATCCTTTCGGAAAAGCAATTTTAAATTCGGGCGATCCAGCGCAAAGATGGGTGCGCACCAACATTAGACAGGGTGTCGGAGGAATGCTTGGATACGGTTCTTCAAATTATTCGCCGCAGCCTTATGACTATTCTGGTGTCAGTAAACTTATGCAGCAACAAAATCAATTTACTGATCAAATGGCTGCTGATTTGTTAAAACAACAACAAGAATCCGATTTTGCAATGCAGTCTGCACAAGCTGATTCTATTGCAAAACAAAACCAACTAAACCAAACAACGATCAACGCTGGGCTGAAAGCTGCTGACGCAAATCTTCAAAATATTGCGCAGAAACCTTCATTCCAAAAAAAATCGCAACCACAACAAACAAGCAAACAATTCTCTATGCCAAGCATAGAAAACTTGACATTCGGAGGAAAATAGAGAAAGGATAAAATTTATGGGAGGAGGACCAAAAGGACCAAGTGCTGCTCAAATTCGGGCGCAGCAACAACACGAAAGAGCAATGATGGCAATGCAAAACCAAATGCTTCAAGCTCAAATGGATCAGCAGCAGGCAATGTTGCAGAGCCAAATGGACGCAGCAGAACGCCAGAGGCT